TGAAAGAGCAGGGCCATCAAGCCAAGCCACACGCTCACAAGCAACAAAAGCATTAAAGTGATCAGCATTCATTTCATCAGCCTCAGCATTTAAACCCCCATGTTTAGCAATGGGGTAATAACCAAAGAAATTCTCAGAATCATTATCATCAACAAGATTTTCACAGGCATTGGCTAGAGCTTTTCGTGCAATCGCATTTTTCTTAGCGGTTTCAATAACACGGTAAAGAGCAATAGTGGATGCTTCTAGGAGACCATCATAGGGTTTATTCTCCTCAGCTTCCTTAATTTCCTCTTCCATGTCTTTAATACCAAGAACATTCAAATCGCTTTCATGATAGACTTTTCCGAGTTCTTCAAAACTCCAACGAATATCACGCCATGCGGACACAACGCTTCGCAATCCTTTAACATCACCACAAACAAGACCAATAAGTGCAGCAAAAACACCAACTCGACATGCCAGTTCAGAAACAAGTCCCAAACTGGTTGGAGCTTCTTTTGCTTCAGGAACCAAAGGGTTCTCACACTCATCAATATAAGCCTTTGTTCGCTTAACAATTTCACGGATTGTCAACATAAAAGCAGCGGACCCAAGAACGGTACCAGCCAAAGTTGCAACATTCGCATAGGATGTCATATCAACACCTTGACGATTCAATATAAAAGCAGAAGCGGCCAAATACCCAGAGAGAGCAGTTGAAATAACTCCAACCATAGCAACATCCTCTGAATCTCCAACAGCAGCTGTAATTCCAGTAGCAAAACCACTTGCTATCAAACTGGAACATCCAATCACAACAGCGGGATTTTCTGTTGCAAAAGAGTAGGTGTCATTACAGACATTCTCCCACTCCTTCCGAGCCTTTGTGGCAAGGGCATCCCAAGCTTGTTGTTGAAGTTCGGGGTCATTTAAAAGTTGCTGAAGAGCAGGTTTAGCTTCATCGGCTATCATCTGCTGTACTTTAGTCAGCTTAACTTCTTCTTTCTTTTCTTCAACACCGGCGGTTACAG